CGCGATCGGGGTCGATCCACGAGTAGTCCAGCTCCTTGGCGATGTCGGGCTGCTGCTGGCGCTGCACTTGGATCGGCGGCGCATTGTCCCCGGTCAGAATGTTGGTGAGATCGAGCGACATGTCTGGTGCGACGGAGCCGCGCTCGAGCACCTTGAGCTTGTCTGTTTGCACGATGTCCCAGAGATACAATCGCGCATAGCGATTGAGCATCTCCATGAAGCTCATTTTCTCGGCGACGATGACGGCGTCGACCCGCTCCGAAATGCCTTCGGTGGCGAACTCTGCCGCCGATAGGTTCACGTAGGGCGAGGCCGCGATCTGCTGCAGCGCGTCGCCCAGGTTGACGCCATCATCCGGATTGACGAGCCCGGTGACGTCGGCGATCAGCGCGCTGACGAACGGCACTTTGAAATTGAAGTCGGCGATCCGGAGGCCTTCGATGAACACGCAGCACTGGCCGCGATGGGCGACGGGCGCGGTCGGATAGGCGGCGATCACCAGCGGGTCGGCCGCCTGTGTTTCGGTGCCGCCATAGAAGCGGAACACCAGCGGCGAGGTGTAGCTGAAGCCGGCTTGGTAATGCCAGACCCTGACGCCATCGAGGCGCAGCTCGAACAAATTGCGCGTGCCGATGTTGTTCGCCGGCATGCCGAAGCTGACGCCGAAGTCGCAAACGCGGAAGCCGTCCTGATCGCGGAAGGTGGGGCCAAAGATGATGTGACAGCCGAGCCGCAGCGTCCCACCGACCCAGATTGGAATTGTCTTGCCGTAGGTTGCATTCGCGACCTCGGCGGGATCGATGCCGGTGACGGTGGAGATCTGATCGGCCGGGACCGGATTTATCGGCGTCGTCGTCGAACCAGTGGGCGCTGGCGCTGTCGTTCCCGTCGTCGTCGTCGACGTCGTGCCCCCATACTTCGCGTATTGGAGGGCCATGTAGGTGTTGTAATCGATGGGCTGGCCATCGGGCCCGTACAACATCATTCCAGCCATAGTCAGCCTCCTTCTGCGCTATGGCTTCAGCGGTCGCAGCACCAAGAGCAATCGGCACGCCGCCACAACCGACACCGCGGCAGCGCGCTGCGCTTTTCCTCGATCATGATGTCGGGGACCGGCGGAATCGTGCCGCCGATCGGCAGTTTCTCAGGAGCGAAAGATATGGATCGACGACATCCCGAAGATCAGATTTGCTGCAGCGACTATCAGGGCAATCAGCACGATGGCTCCGAGCACGTATTTGACAGGCCCAACCCAAGCAGCGGGCCTGTTGGGTTCGCTCATCTGCCTTCCAATCCAATCGATTACGAAGTTGATGATATACAGCACGACCACGGCGACGATCACCGCCACAGCAAACCAAACGACTCCGAGCGGCGAGACTGTAAGACCACCGGCCATACCGAAGACGGCGGCAAGGGTGACGACCAGGGCGATCAGCAGTAGCGCGCCGATTGCAATCTTGGCAATCTTGGCGAAGAACGCATCAGGTGAAACCTTGTCGATTGAGACAAAGAAGATTCCGCATGCTGCTAAGATCGCGATCACGTTTATGACGAATTGCACCAAGCTGGAGCCGGACATATCCATCTCCTGTCATTTGTCGAGGTAGTAGAACGCGAAGCCGATGGCAACGAGAGCGACAAGCAACGCGAGGAGAAACGGCCACATCGCGAGAAGGCCATCCCAGAGATGCGTTTCCATCCGCTATTGCTGCTGGGTCGCTGCAGCCGCCGCTCCAGCAAAATATGGTTCGCCGCGGAAGTTCAATGAATTGCCGAACACGTTGGCGCAGGTGGCGATCGTGAAATCGCAGCCGCGCCAAAGCTCCAGCCAGTCTCCGGCATGGATCAATGTGTCATTGTTGGCCGCACCGAGCGGCAGGTAGAGCGTGATCGTGCGGCTCGAGGAGGTCCAGGCGCCGATTTCGAATGCGCGGGCCGCTGAATATCCATCGAACATGCGCATGCCACCTTGATTAAACCAACCGGTGACCGCGCGCGGATCCGGATCTCGATCGAGAACGACGTTGAATTGGTTCAGGACAGTCAGAACTTTCGCATGCCGCGTCCAAGCATTGCGAGCCGTGAACACCGCGCTGCCATCGGTGGTCGTTGCACCGACGGTGAAATTGTAGCTCGGCGCACTGTTTGCCGTAGTGCCCGCGGTGGTGCATTCGAAATAGACATTCTGATAACCGTCCGGCGTCGAGGTGCCGGTCAGCATGCGGCCATAGACGTTGTTGTAGCCGTTCTCGCTCGCCTTGGTGACGTACGCAGTATTGCGGGCGACTATGGGTGGCAGCAGTGGCACACGACAGAGGATCGAGGCCAGATCGGTGCGGCACATCGGCCCGAAGGTGCCGACGAACGGCCACAACGCTTTGGTGGCGTGGCCGCGCACCTCGAATGTCACCGTATTATGCAGTGCACCGAACACGGTGGGGCCGATACGCCCGGAGAACAGAAAGCCTCGCGTCGTTGGATTCGCGCGATCGATGACATCGACCTGAACACTGGCGTTGTCGAACTTCTGGTCAACCACGTGGTAGGTGTTGATCGTGCCCCCGACCGTCATCACCAGGTCCAGCTGGACCGATGCCGCTTCACCGCCGACCGCATTCTTCACCGCCGACAAATTGAACCCTGGCAGTGGCGACCACGTGTTGCCGGCGATGATGACCGGCGTTCTCGCCTCGGCAATGCGGATGACTGTCCCGTCCTCACGCGTGATCGTGACCAACCGCGCCGGCCTCGGCGTCACGTCGGTCATGTTCAGCGGAAGCGAAAGCATATTCAGGTCACCGGATCGAGCACTTCGACGATGCGGATGCCGCGCACGCTGCCGAAGTCGACCATGGCCATGCTGACGTTGATCTTGTCCAGATCGAAGCGAGCTACGGCGTCGAATTCGCCGAGCCACTTCAGCGACGCGCCGTTGGCTGGTGCTGAGGAGAATTGGATGCGTCCGCCCACGACCAGCGTGTAGGCGCCGGTCGCGACATTGTTGACAAAGATCGTCAGTGTGCCGGCAACCGGGAGCTTGATGGTGCGAACGTACGAGGCCACCAGCGCGTTGCTGGCGTCGAAAATGCTATAGGTCTTCGTCAGTTGGAATGTCGTCGAGGTGCCGTTACCAGTGCCGAACTGGTGCGGTGTGGCTGAGCGCGAAGCGAGATAGTCGCTCCAGTCCTTGAACCGGAACGAATCCAGTTTCCCCATGCACGCACGATGGTGAGCGATGACGGCATCGAGCAATGGCGTGCTGTTGATGCCGTAGCCGATATCCCATTCGCATCGGCACTCGTCCCAGCCCGGGATCCGCTGCTCGTCGCCACTGGATGCCACGAGGATCGTGGTGCTGTACACGGGCCCGCCTTGCGCGCCCTGCTCGACCTCGACCGGCAGCCGCGAGTTCCGGAAGGTCATTAACGACTCCTCTATCCAGAGCCCGCCGCCATCAGGCGACGCAGCATCTGCCCAGCCTGGAATGCGGTTTCGCGCACTTCGTCTTTGGTCGGCTGCGCCAGGAAGTTGACCAACGGCGCGGTGATGTTGATCACCATCCGCTCGGCGGCATTGGAACCAGCCGCGGCTTTTGCGGCGCCGGGCGGCAACCGGAGCTGCACGGGGACCGAGCCGCCGCGCAGCGGAATGAACGCCTCGGGTCCGGCCTCGCCAGCGAGTGTAAATTGCGGCCCGTACGCCACGCCGCCTTCCGCCCGTTGCGTCAGGTAGCCGCCGGTGCCGTATGGCGACGTGTAGGTCTGCTGCGTCGGCGTGCCGCCTGTCGTCGTGCCACCGACCTGTTGCCCCGTGAACGCATTGTACGTCGTGTAGGTGATTTGCCCCGTCTTTGGATCGTAGGTGGCGTAGCCCGTTTGCCCGGCGCCCGTGCCGTACTGGCCCGTGTTCACCACGCCGCCATAAGGATCGCCCCCTGTCGGCGTCGTCGTCGGCGTTCCCTGCTGCGTGGTCGTGCCGCTGCCGGCGAACGGGTTGGTGTTCACCCGATAGCCGCGATAGCCGAGCAGCCGATCGCCCTGCTGAGTGTAGAAATCGGACAGGCCGATCTGCGCGTCGGTGTTGGACGTCACGGCATCGGTCAGACCATCGAGTGCTGCCAGCAGTTCGGTCGGCGCCACACCCTCGCCGATGATGCCGCCGAGAATATCCTGGCGCGTCCGTGCGCTGGAAACACCAGCCCGCTTGTACAGGTCGAGCTGGGTCTGGAACGTCGAGCTCGCGTCGTAACGCTGGATCTGCCCCGACTCGATCATGGCGTTGATCGCCAGCGGGTTCATGCCCTGGATGAGATACTGCGCGGCGATGTTCTTGAATCGCTCGTTGCCTGCCTGCCTCGCCGCTTCGGCTGCGGCTGCGGCGGCCTCCTGTTGATCCTTGGCCGCCTGCTGCAATGCCTCTGCAGCCTGCTTCTGCTCCTCGGCAGCGCGCTTTAATCCCTCTGGGCTGAATCTCTCGAACAAGGCTGCTTCCGCATCTGCTCGGCGCTTTTCCTCATCCGCTATGCCTTTGAAAAAGACTGAGCCTAGGTATTGCCCCATCGCACCAATAGTCCTGGCCGACAAGCCAATACCACCAGGAAGGATGACGCCAGCACCAATGCCCTTTCCCATTGTGGATCCGCCGCCACCACCGCCTCCGCCTCCACCACCTGTCACATCGATTGACTGGTGCGTCTGGGCAAACTTCTCGGCCGCGATCTGCGCCTTCTCTTCCTCTGCGGCCAGCGTCGCAGCCGCGAGCGCGGCAGCCTTGGTCGCATCAGCTCCGGCGCGCATGGCGTTTTCGAACGCTTGTGCCGCCGCGGTCGCCGCCTCGGTTCCCTCCAGGCGCGCGCGTTCCATCTCCACGCCCTGGCGCAGCGAGACAATCTGATCATCGACAGCCTTATTGGCCTGCGCAACGGCGAGCGCTCGCTCTTTCGAGGCAACGAGACTTGCCTCCTCAATGGTCTTGCCTTCCAGCAGCAGGCGGTTGTAGGTCGCTCGTTCCTGCGCAGCCAATGTGTCAGCGCCAGCTCGCGCCTTTGCCACCGTGATCTGATCTTCCAGCCCCTTAACCTGCTTGGCGACCTCGACCGAAACGTTCTTGTGTGCGTCGGCCAGACGGGTGACGGCGCCAACCCGCCGTTCCTCGGCTTGCTGCGCCTCTACCGTCATCCGCAACTGCAATTGTATCGCCGCAGTTGCGGCAGTAGCCTGGCCGCCCAGTTCCATCTTGCCGGCGATCCTGGCATCCGCTTGGGCGCGCGCCAGATCGGCGAGCTTGTCCTTGAGATTGTTTATCTGATCGATTTGCGGAATCGTTGAGCGGACAGCGTCGTCAGCCGCTCGAGCGAATTGCGCGAACCGTTGATCGGCTGCAGCCTCGGCGGCTTTTTGGATGCTGGCAGTTAGCGCATCTATGGCGCGTTTGGTCGCCTCTATTGCCTCGGTGTCGCCGCCGCGCATCTCCTGCGCCATGACGCGGCCGGGGTTGATACCACGCCTGCCGCCGCCAGACTGTTGTTCGGCCAATCGCGCCTGCAGAGCAGCCAGCTTGTCCTGATCGCTTGCCGGCGACAACGCCCTGCCGACCGCCGCGTAGGCGTCCGACGCAGCTTTAGAGACGGTGTCCCATGCTCTTGCCCAGATACTCGTCAGCTTCGCAGCCTCGGCAATTTTCGGGCCGAAAGTCTCGAGCAATAGATTCTGTGCTTCCTGCTCCCTGTTCTGCTGCATCAGCGTTCGGATGTATCCCTTCACTCTGCCGTCAACGACGCCATACTGCTTTTCGAGCTCCGCGAGACCTCGCACAGGATCCGCAAGTGCCGCCGCCAATGTCTTTGCGGCATCCGCCGTGCTCACGCCCATCGCTTTCGCAAAATCGTAAGTGATGGCAGTCGCAGACTGGATGTTGTCGTGGTAGATGCGCCCCGTTGCGGCGAACGCGCTTGCTGCCTCCTGTGCTTCGGACGTCGACAGTTTGGTGGCAGAGGCAGCACCCGCGGCAATCTTATTGATCTCGTCGACGGTCACACCGGATGCCGCACCAATCCCGAGCAGCGCGCGCTGGATATCCCGCTGCGATTGGCTCCAAGACGATGCTGCCGCCAACGCGCCCGCACCAATGCCGGCTACGGCGGCCGCCAAGCCGGCAGCAGACGTGGCAAACCGGCCAGCACCGGCCACAGCCTGTGAGAAGAACCCGCCGAGTGTTGAGCGCGATGAAGCAAAAATGTCCGCGATCTGGGTGCCTTGCTGGATTAGCACCATCATCGGCGACTGCCCGCTGGCCAGCGACACGCCGACGTCCTGAATCTGCCGGCTGAAGTTGACCAGCTCGTGCCGCGCCAGGCCGGTGCCTGTCGTCACCTTGTCCAGATTGCCGCGAAAAGTCTGCAGCGCGGCAGTCTGTCGATTGAGTCGCTCGCTCGCCAAGTCGATGAGCCGGCCACGCTCCTCCTCGGTGCCGATGTTCTGCCGCGCCCACCGATCGGCTTGCGCAATCGTGTTCTGATATTGCTGTTGCGCTTTGGTTAGCGGGTCGAGCCGCGCGAACGTGCGCTGCACCTCGTCGTTCGACGCGCGTCTGGTGGCATTTGCCTTCTCATTGGTCGTGGCGAGTTTGGCGGTCGATTCAACAACGGCGTCCGTCGACTTCTTCAGCGCATCGAGTTGCTGCTTGCTGTCGCCGGTCTCCGTCTGGAGAAAGATGACAGCACGTTCGACGGTATCAACCATGTGTGCTCGGTTTCTTCATGTGATCCACGTAGGCCTGCGCGGCGACGGTCTGGCTGGTCCGACCGAGCCATGCGATCGCCTGCAACTCCCAATGCTGCAGCCAGCATCCCGTCAGCTCCGACCACGCCAGGATCTCGGTCCACAGGCATTGCGGCGCGCCGTAGTCGTCATGTGGCACGGCGTCGGTAACTTCGAGGAACGTGTCCCAGAGGTACTCCAGCGGATAGGGGAATTCCGGCACGCCAGCGCCGGGCTGGGCCTCGGCCGGCACGGATGCCGGCGTTGGTGCTGGTGCAGGCAGAACATTCTGTCCTGCCTGCTGCGCGCGCAGTTCGGCCAGCGTGGTTAGCTTACCGGCCTTGGCTATCTGCTCTTTGCCAGAGTCGAGATGCTCGGCCGCAGTGGCCCCGTCAGGGAGTGAACGCCGACGCTTGAACTCGTATTCCGCCCACTCAATCAGCTGCCCGACGAGGCCTTCGAGAAATTTCCCCGATCGTGGACGTACTCCTCAACCTGCTCGCGGATGTGCGGCACTTTCGGGTTGAGATAGAGTTCGCGCACATTCTCTTTGCTGAACGGGAGATCGCTGATCGCCAGATCCCATCCTGAGGTGAGCGCGACAAACAGCTCGATGTCCTCGGCCTCCATCTCCTCCGGCGTGATCTTGCCGCGACCGCGCATGGCCAGCCGCTTGCGCTGGACGCCGCGCCGATGCCGGCGAGCAATGTCGCTGTCTGCCGAGTAGAGTTCGATGTAGGCCGTTCTGTCGTCGCCGTTGCGATACGGCTGGCGGTTCTTGTCCAACACCACCATACGACTCGGCTGCTCGATCTCGATCTCGAACGCCGCAAACTTAGACCCGTTAACTGCTTCCATTGTGACCTCTCCATTTTTATCCCCGACGTGGTGGACCAATGACGATCGCCGGCCAGTTGTCGTGGCCAGCAATCGTCAAGTACTTGAACTTGATGTTCGCGACGTTGCGGTAGCGCTGCTGCAGCGCCCGCGCGGTGCGCTCGTAGATCCTGTTCGGCACTTGAATGACGAACGCTCGGCCAGACTTGGTCTTGCCGATTTCGATCTTGCGCGCGTATGGCACCGGATTGCTGATCACGACCTCTTGGGTCATGACCGTCGGTGCCCGGGCAACTTCACGCCCGTCGACGTAGATAGTATGGGATTTGGCGTAGAGACCAGATCGCACCGGGGAGATGCGCTGCAGGGTCGTGAGCGCCACCTCAACGACCTCGGTCGCATAGCGATACAGATAAACAATCGGCCCAGGCAGAACGACCGTCTCGAGGTTGGTGTTGCCTGGGCGGTTGGCGTAGGCCTCCCACATCGGCCGGTATCCCGTCTTGGCAACAGCGTCCGACAGGATTTTTTCGTTGGTCTCTCGCCCGACACGCAGCAGCAAGGCCCTGCCTTGCTTCTCACATTTGCCCGGCCACGTGATCTGTATTGTGCGTGCGAACGACGCAACTGCCGCCGATGCCATCAGACCGCTGCAGTGTCCGAAAACTGGATCGTGGTCGCCGGCTTGCCGAGCGCTGCTGTGCCTAATTTAAGGGCCTGAAAGGGCATAGTAACAATTTGCGCGCCTTCACCCTCCATGCCGATCGATGCGCCGCCGAACTTCACCCGCGGCATGTAGATTGACAAGGCATCGGACGCGGCCGCACTCGAGGCCAACAGCCAGAGCAGAACTTCGACCTCGGTCTCGTTCACGAAATAATTGACCAGCGTCAGATCCTCGAGCATCGCCGTGAGCTGCCCAGTGACGTTAGCGCGACCGAGAAAAATCTCCGGCACATAGTTTTGCCCAACCACCGGGTCGGCCGCCGGGTTGAGATTGAAGCTCATGTTGGCACCAGTGACGACGCCGAGATTGGAACCGCCGACTCGGATGAGGCCGTTGACCGCCGCGTTCAGGCCAGTGGTCGTCGAAGATGTGGGCGCGGTGAAGAACGGCGAGCTGGCGCCAGTCGCAGTCTCCATATCGCGCCCCATAACGGGGATTTCGATGGTGGCCAGTCCGGTCGCCGGCAGCGCGAGATTGAGGCCGCCAATCCGACATTCAGTGTACAGGCGGTTTACATCGATATCGACGTGATGTGCCTCAATCGCAAATTTACGCGAGACATGACCGGTCGACGGCACGTTCACGGTCTTGCCGATCGACGCCACCGTGAACGTAGTGTCCGCGGCCATATCGGTCGGTGCCGGGTGCACGGTCATGTCGCGGTTGCTGGTGCCGCCGAAGCCGGTGATGATGAAATTCGTTGTGTTGTTGGCTGTCGCGGATAATCCAGTGAAGCGGATCGTCATGCCAACAGTGAGCCCGGATGCCACCGGATCGCCGCCAGCAAACGTGATCGTCTTGGTCGAGGCAACAGCAGCGGCGCTGGTCAGCTCAGTGTTGCTCAGCGAGATGGCTGCAGTCTCGGTACCGCGGCAGACTGCCTCCATGAAGTCCCAATAGGTGCCGCACGACAGCTCGCCGCTCATCGAGCCGGTGACGCGTTTCACACCGTGCCTGAAGTCGGTGATTTGCCTATCGAGCGAGATTTCGGTCGCCTGATAGGTATCCTTCTCGAGGTTGACCGAAAAACTGGTTCGCCGCAGCACCTGCCCGCCAGTCGCGCCAGGATCAACGGTCGAGACCGGCTGGCTATTCGAGCTGATGACGCCAGTGGCGTATTGTTTATAGGTTACTCGGCCTTGCACGCCTTCAGCAAGAGACATGGCGATCTCCTTCAAAGAAAAGCCCGACGCGGCGGGATTGCCGGGCGGGCTCCTTTTTTAGTGGGCGAGAGCGATCAGCCTATCTGATCGAAAAACAAGTCAATCTCAGCGCTGGCGCACCAGTAATTACCGGCCGCAGAATTCACGCCGGCCGGCGTCATCGTCTGACCAGAGACAGTCTCGCGCACATGCGCGCCGAAGCACGAGATGGTGTCGTCGCGATAGCTACGCAGCCGATTGCAAATTGCTTCGGCGTGATCGTCCGCCAGGTCGGCGCCGGTTCCCTGCGGCACGAACACGAACACCTCGACGCGCACGAAGTTGCGCCAGCGGTTGGCGGCGATGCCGTCGCCGAAGCTCGCCGGCCCCAGGCCCGGCCCATCGTTGTCGAAGATCGCGTATGCAAATGGCGTTGGCTCGTCCGGCAAGTCCGTCGTCTGCTGCTCGTTCGACCAGAGGATCGGGATCGTGATGCTGGGATCGGCCAGCCGCGCCTGCACCGCTTGGCGGGCTTGCTTTGCAGTCGCCACGTCAACTCCCCCCTAACCTTTTACCTGAAGCTCTATCCGCACCAGCTCGTCATCGAGATAGAACGGTTTGGGATTCTCGATGTTGCGGATGCGGCCGGCGATCAGACAGTTGTCGCCCTTGCGCGGCACGCGCCGATCCTGATTGGTCGGTGTGGTCGAGGAGTTCGGCCCAGGCCAGCCCTCGCGTGTGATCTCGGTTGGCGAGATGATGACCTTGCTGTCGGTTTGCACGATGCCGCCGACCAGCTCGTCCGGCGCGTATGAGCGCACAAAGGCCCGGACGTGCACGTTTGCCTTGACCCCAATGCCGCCAGCAGCAGTCGTGATCCGCTGCAGCATGACGTCCTGGCCATGCTTGGCGAGCTGGCGATCCAGCATCGCGATTGCGTTGGTCGGCGTCATCGCGCGTTGACATCCACGGACAGCACGGTCGAGCCAGCATAGGTGCCGCTGCTGATGCACTTCACCCGGAAGCGATCACCGAAAATGCCATCGAGCGCCGTGTCGTCCGCGATGGTGCCGTCGCCAGGATTGACCTGGGTGAGCTTGGGCGTGAGTCCGCTGAAGTTCAGCAGCGCGACTTCGCTCGCCTGTTGAAACACGATGCAGGCGATATCGATCGGCACATCGGCGTTGTCGTCGAGCGTTGTCTGCAGATAGCACTTCACGCTGCTGCCGCCGCTGCCATAGATGAATCTGAATTGCGCAGTCATCGCCTGCATGCATTCGAACCCGGTGACCCACTCGCCGACATAGGCCGCGGGCCCGGTGATCGCGAAATCGCCGAGCGACTGCAGTCCGGTTTTCATTTGGCTAGATCCTCAGGCGACCCGCTTGACCGCGGGCGTGGTGGTCCGCGTGTCCCGTGCCGTGGCTTGATCGGGTGCACAGTGATTGCGTCCCGTGGCTGGCGAGGTGCCGGGCCGCGGCTGCGCGCCGCTTCCTGGCACCGGCACCGGAATGATCGGCAGCAGATCGCTCGACGACGTCAGGTGGACCTGAATGATCCCGCGCCCGTCGAAGATCGCGCGGACGTTCTGGTTCTGCCTCGTCGCGATCGACAGGCCGCCAGCGCCGTCCATGCGCACCTGCGCCTGCTGCGCGCGGAAGTGCAGGACGTTGGCGGACAGCGCGCCCGCGCCGCCCAGCACCGCAAGGCCTGGATGCGCCTGCCGATATTGCGTATCGGCCGAGAAATTGCTGTTGGCCGCAAACCGGACGTTGACCGCCAGCGAGGCCACCGTGGCGACCGAGAGCGTGCCGCTGCCGCCGAAGATGATAACGGCCTGCGCCGCCGGCTTGGTGACGTCGGCAACCAGCGCGCCGGCACCGGCAAAGCTCACCGCCGCTCGCATCACTGCGGTCAGCGTCGCCGACACCTGACCAGTGCCGGCAAAGCTCGCCGCCGCTTGGTTGGTGCCGCGCGCGTAGGCCGAGAGCGCGCCGGCTCCAGCAAACGTCGCGAAGGCGAAGAGTGTGCCGGCAACCTCGGCCGTAGCGGAGAGATTGCCGGCACCACCGAAGCGAGCGGCAGCTTGCTGCTGGCTGGAGGTCGTAGCCGACAGACTACCCGCCCCGGCGAACGTCGCGGCCGCAGCCTGACGCAGGCTTTCGTCCGCCGAGAGCGCGCCGGCACCAGCGAACGTCGCCGCAACTTGCTGCGCGAGCCGGGCAGTGACACTGAGCGAGCCGCTGCCGGCGAAGCTCGCAGCTGCACCGAGCTGCAGATCTGCGTCGATCGCCAGCGAGCCGGCACCGGCAAACGTCGCCGCCGCGAACTGCACGGTGCCGCCGGCAACGACCGTGGCGTCGCCAGACAGCGTGCCAGCGCCGCTGAAGGTGACGTTGCCGAATTTGACGGTGGCCGCGAGTACCGAGAGCGAGCCGGCACCGGCGAAGCTCGCCGCGATCGTCTGCCCCAGGCTGGCATCGACGGAGAGCGTGCCGGCGCCGGCAAAACTGACCGCACCGAACTTGATGGTCTGTGCAGTGACCGAGAGCGCGCCGGCCCCGGCGAAGGTGGCGAGCGCCTGCTGGCGCTGCAGAGTGTCGACCGAGAGATTGCCTGCACCTGCGAAGCGGGCCTCGCCCGACCACGCATTGACTGCGCCGGTGATCGTCGCGAATGCCGATAGCGAGCCCGCACCAGCGAAGGTCGCTGCCGCCGGCAACGTACCCTGCACTACTGCCGACAGCGAGCCCGCGCCTTGGTAAGTGGCAGCAGCCGTCTGCCGCAAGCTCTCGTCGGCCGACAGCGTGCCCGCACCGCCAAAGGTGGCCGCGGCGGGGAACTGCAGCACGCCGCGGGCCGAGAGCGCGCCCGCGCCGGCATAACTGACCGCAGCAGCCTGACGCAGGCTCTCGTCAACGGACAACGAGCCCGCGCCAGCAAACGTTGCTGCAGCCAGCTTGTAGACTTGCGCGCTGACCGACAGTGCGCCGGCACCAGCAAACGTTGCTTCACCGCTGTGCGTCGTGAAGCCTTTGACCGCTGTCACCGACAGCGTGCTATCACCAGTGAAGGTGACGGTAACTTGCAGGTTGGCGCTTGCGTAGGCCTGCAGGCTGCCGACGCCGGCATAGGAGGCCGCGGCAACCACTCGCAGGCTGGCGAAAACGGGCAGCGTGCCCAAACCTGCGAACGTCGCCGCGGCCAGCTTCGATTTCTGCGTGTCGACCGAGAGCGAGCTGTCGCCCGCGAAACTCGCCGCCGCAGCCTGCCGCAGGTTCTCGTCAGCCGAGAGCAAGCCGACGCCAGCAAAGGTCGCCGCGCCCTGGTGCACGGCGCCGGCTGCTGTGACAACGGTTGCGTCGGCAGACAGCGTGCCATTGCCGGCAAAGATCGCAGCGCCAGCTTGCCGCAGATTTTCGTCAGCCGAGAGCGAGCCACTACCGGCGAATGTTGCCTCGGCAAACTTTACTACTTGCGCATTAGCCGAGAGGGCGCCACTACCGGCGAACGTAGCAGCCGCAAACTTGTATTTCGCGGTATCTGCAGTGAGTGAGCCAGCACCCGCGAACGTTGCGAGGGCTCGCTGAGTTTGTTGCGTAGCGATCAACAGCGAGCCGGCGCCACCAAGAGTCGCCAGTGCCGCCTTATTGTGCTTGGTATCCGTCGAGAACGAGCCTGTACCCTGGAGGGTCGCCGCCCCCTGCGGCGTGACTACCAAGGCTGGTGTGAACAGCGCGCTCGACGAGCCAGTAGACCAATGATGATCGGCGGTGCTGGTGCCGCCGGCAGATTGAATTTCCCACTCAAGCTGGACGAACAGATACTCGCCGCTCAGCGCGATGGTCGTGCCGGGCGTCCAGGTGATCCGGGTGCAGCCGGTATCGCGGGGGAATGCCCGGCCGGTAACATCGCGAGTTGCGGTGGTGCCGACCAGCGGGACCGTCGTCAGCTCGGTCGCACCCGAGCCGGTGGCGTTGGCCGACTTCCAGATGCGCGCCCGCATGCGACCAGTGCCGGTGCTGGCCGTCGTGATCGCCGTAACATAGAAATCGATGATCCAGTCGCCGGCGGCAAACGTTGCCGTGATCTGGTTCTCGGTGCGGAACGCGTCGTCGGTGCCGAGCGCTGCGGGGGTGAGCTGGGTACTCGCAACGAAGGCCGAGACCTCCGACCCGTAGGTCATCTTCTCGAATGGCGTAGCCGTGCTGACCGTGCCGGTTTTCCAGCCGGTCACCATGACTGCGTCGGCGTTCCACGCGCCGGTCAGCTCCTGCAGTGAGCCGTGCGTCGAGCCAGACGCAGCGGCGTCCTTGAAGATGAATGCCTTCTGGGTGCCGCTATCTGGCCTGATCGCCACCGTGACGCCGGCCCAAGTGCCGGTCGTCCACGACCCAAATGCAGCCGGGGTCTCGGTCCCGTGCGTGACCAAGACCTTGGAGCATGTCCCTTGCCCGATGGAGTTGGTCGTGCCGCTTTGAACGGCCTGGAACGAAGTCTGGTAGCCGGCCGGGAAGGTGATCGCGGCGTCGGTGCTGGTCGACCCAACAGAGAGCAGGATCACCGCATCGTCGGTGACGGTGGTGATTGCCGGCGAGGTCGGGTTGGTGCTGGTGCCGGTAGAGGTTGTTGCTGTTACATCTTCCGGCGTGGTGTTGTCGACGCCGCGAAAGATGTAGGCGTGATACTGGCAAGCATCGGCGGCGTTGCCGTTGCCTTGGCAGACCACCTGGGTCGGTGGCGAGGCACCGCAGACCAGTCGCCACGCCCCGAACGACATGTTGGTCGAGGTGGTGAGCGCAATCTGAGTGTAGGTGCCGTTGGCGGTGTCGGGACCAATATTGGAGGCGGCCCGCGTGAAGTGCCCGCCGACAACGTAGATGACATCGCCCGGCAACAGCGGTGTTTGGAACGTGAGGGTGACATTCGCCCCTGCTGCTGCGCCGCTAGTCTGCGAATGAACTAAGGTTATGTTGGCCACAGGCCCACCTCAAGCCTTTCGCGACCTCGTCAGCTTTGTAGCAGCGTCCTCACATATGCCGCTCGCAGGTGGTGAGGCAATCGTCGACCAGGGCGCGAAAGTCGGCGTTGACGGTGCCGTCGTTCCAGCCCTTCTTGCCCTTCTTGGTGCCGCCGAGCAGATCTCCGGGATGGGTCGAGATGTCGACGATGATGTTGAGATACTCGTTATCTGGCCCGGTAGTCTGGGTGGCAAAGAACGTGTAGCTCGGGCTATGGGCGCCACCGCGCGCATTCGTGGTGTTGGTAATGAAGTCTATCTGTTCCTGAGTTAGTGCCATTTGGTTGCTCCTTTAGTGGCCACATTCAGCCGAGCGTGGCGATCAGCGCGCCGGCTGCGACCACGAGCGTGTCGCCGGGCAGCACGGTTCTCGCCGTCAACAGCGTGCCGTACCACCAGATATTTCCAGAGTTGATGCTGATGGTGTCGTAGATCAGCAGGCCCTGGATGGCGTTCGACGAGCTGAACGGGCCGAACGTCATGGCCGCGGTATTGCTGGCGCTGCCGGCGGGCGAGGCCGCTGCACCAAACAATGCCGTCTGTCTGGCATAACCGCTGTTGGTCCCGACCTCTGAGCCCGACACGCTGGACGGCGTACCGAGCGAAAGCGCTCCCAACCGCGAGGCTGGCTGTGTGATTGCCCCAGCACCGCCAAGTTGCCAGTCGAGTGTCTGCTTGGCGGCGAAAGCACCGATATTAGCCATCGCTGATTCCTTTCGTGTTTGCCCAGCATGCGAGCCACATGCTCGGCATGGGTCGCTTTTCCGTCGCCATCAGCACGGACATGACGGTCGGAAACTGTCGCATGAACTGGAATTGCTCCAGGTCCGGCAACTTGGGGCGGATCAGCTCCACTCGATGCGTCGCGCTCAAGCGGTCCGCGATGACCGAGCTGATCCCCGGAATGAGAAAGTCGTGACACTCGACAATGATGTCGCTGTACGCGAGCGATGGGAGCTTGTCCAAGTCGAGCAAGTCGGCTTCTGCGCCCTCGCAGTCCAGCAGATAGAGCCGCGGCCATTCGGTGCCGACAACTCGCATCTGCTGCGGCGTCTCGCAGCCTTCACGCGTTGCGACGCGCTCGCTGACGCCGTTCTTCTCGGCATATTCTCGGCACAGCTGGAGCGAGTCGGCCCTGGAGTCGAATGCGTGCACCACCGCTTGCGGCAGCAGTCGCGCCAAGCCGATGGCGTAGTAGCCTTCCGCGCAGCCGACGTTGATGACCGAGCGCGGCCCGCGCCAGATGGCGTGCTCGATCATCGGGTGGAGCTCGAACTCGTAGGTGCCGAGCAGCTTGGCGCCAGCATTGCCGTCGTCCCAGAACGGGTTGCGGTCCGGAATGATCATGCCCGCGAACGGGCCGCTGACCACGCGGTTGCCGAACAGGCGGAACGCTTGGCTATTGACCCCCCACATCACGCGCAGGAGCAGATCGTTGATTTCGCGAGCGTCGGGCTCGGTGTCGTCGGTGGCAGCAGGGCGCTCAGATAGTTGCGCGTCCATGCTTCAACTCCTCGAGCGCCTGCTCGGCGATGCGGGGGCACTTCTTGGCGAAGCCCTCCCAGATGTACTTGTTGCTGCGCGTGGCGTAGCCCGACCGCGCCATCAGGCGCGCGCGCTCGAGCAGCCGCTCCTCGCTGCCGGCGCAGCCGTAATCAAAATTGTAGGCGGCGTGGAAACCGAAGTGCCGTGCGGTGGGATCCGGTCGCGTGGTCTCGAATGCAAACTGCAGCGCCAAGTTCTCCGGTGCCCACTCAAAACCGGCGTGCTCGAGGCTCGGCCGATACTTGCGGCAATAGAGGTCGTCATCGAGGTCGGTGATGCAGGGAAACTGTGCGCGATGCTTCCGCACGTAACGCAGCAAGCTGGTCGAGCGCAGACAGAACCCGCCGTTGCCGACGTTAAGCCCGTCCTTGTACCACCACGGCGCGCCGACATAGTCGTACTGCAGATACTCGTCGCGCCACATGCTGGGATCGACCACCCACGAATCCCACTGGATGCACAGGCTGTGCGAGGTGTGCACGTGCAATGGCACGTCGTACCAGAAACTGCGCGACCAGCCCTGCTTGGTGGGCCAGTCCGGCACCGCGACCACCCGCCGGCCGGGGCGCTTGAACTGCGCCACGCGATCGGTGAGCACGAGCACGTCGCCGAACGTGGCTTGCCGCTCGCTGTCCTGCAGGGCGAGCTGCGCCAACTCGTGCTCGCGCGTCTCGATGATGACCAGTGTCACATCAGGCAGCTGCAGCATTGCCATTGCCTTCTAAATCTTTCTTATGCTCTCTCAACCAACGCCGCGCTTCAGCGCGGGTTGAAAATTCGGCCAACACTTCTCGCTGGACCATTTCCCTGCCATCGGGAAGAAAACTATGATGCCAATAAGCTCCTAAGATTGACCAATGATTAGGTGCCGCCCGTTCAATTCGCAGTTCCGTTTTTTTACTCATGCAGCATCGCTCTTGCTGTGCATGTCCCACCAGTGGGCGCGCAGTTGCGCGTTATGCGCCGCAACGATGTCGCGCGCGTCCTGCTCGAGGCAGCCGTAACAGACGATGCGATGGTCCTGATCGATGACGCGCCATCGGCAGGTGTGACCGTCATGCGCCGCGCGCCAAGGCGAAGGCCCCTTCTTTGTGGATGACGTTGTTGTCGTGGCGCCACGCCTGCGCGACGGCCTGAACCACGGTTTCGGTCGAAATATCAGAGATGCAAGCCGCACCGTCGCCTCCCTTGTTGATCACGCATGTCGAGATGTCATCGTGCAGGCGATGACAGGGCCAGCACGGCACGCGATCCGGGTTGGCGTGCAACGTGGTCGTGTTGATCCAGTGCTTGGTGATGTTCTCGACGCTGGCGTGGCTAACCATGACCACTTTCGGCATCGGCTCGAACGCCACCGCCCAGGCCGGCCCGGTGTCGGGTGTCACCACCAGCGACGCGCCGTGCACCAATCCGAGCGATGTGCGCAGCGGCCACGCCTTCTCGCCGCTTTCCTGTGGCACCGCCAGATGCAGCCCATCGCGCGTGCCGTTCTGTATCTCGACCACGTCGCGGATGGCTGTGGCCATGGAGTGCTCTTTCTCGCTCGGCCCCCCAAGCAGCATCACCGGCGCGCCAAGCTCCTTGATGATGCGAGCGATGCAGTTGGGCGCGTACGGATAGACCTTGTCGATGCGCGTGCCTGACAGCACCCAGCAGATATAGCGCTCGCCCATGATTGCAGTCGCCTGCTTGGCGAACGCCCGCTCCTCTTCGGTGGTGTAGTACAGCGGCCCGAACTCGTATGGCACGCCGGCAATATCGTGCACGGTCTCGAGATATGAGCCGGCGCCGATCTTGCGGCGATACTCCGGCGGCCACCAGAACGCGGTCATCATCTTGAAAAACGCATGCCGGCCCTCGCACGAATGCGACGCATGCACGAACACGTCGTACTCGTTGGCCCGCGTGTTCATCCAGTGCTGCCAAGCGATCAGGTCATCCTTCGGCAAATCCCGCTCTGGCTTCTTGATCGTCAGCTTGTCGATGTGCGGGTTGTGCAGATAAACGACATGGTTGGGCTCGGAGCTGATGACCTCGGTCATGTAGCCTTGCCGCTTCAGCGGCGCGAGCACAGAGGCAGCGATGAGGTTGTCGCCAACCCCGCCAAGACGCGCGACGCAAGCCCAGCGCTTCAAACGCCACCTCCCATTTCACCGTGCACGATCGCCGCACCGAACAGCACTTCCGGCTCATACGGCTTGCCCGCCAGATAATCGAGCGTGCGCTTGTGCACCCGCAGCAGTTCGGTGAGCTTCTCGATCTGGCCGAGCCGGATGGCACAAAGCTTGGCCTTGTCGGTCACGCCGTTGGCCTCGGCATTACCTTCGTTGATCAGCGCTTGCAGTTCGCGCATGTGCGCATCGAACACCGCCATGTGCGTCATATCGGTCATGCCATTCTCGGTCATGGTTTTTTGGCCTCCCAGTTTGTTAGTTCACACGAAATTTGTCTGATACGGCTCGAGCAGCGCAGTGGCCTCGGCCGACAACGCTCCAGCACCCGGGATCGTGCCGACCCACAGATCGGTTCGGCCGATGCCGTCGACCGTTTCCGATCGCGCCCGCGGATCGCGCGCTCGTGCATACCAGCTCTCCTTGATCAGGATCAGCACGGCACGCTCGATGTCCCGCGGCAGCGTCGTCAGCAGCTCATAGCCACCGACATACTTGACCGTGATGTTGGTCGCGGCCGGCCAGCAGCAGCGCATCCCTGACGCATTCAGGCGCCAGATGAAGCCGCTCTTTGGGTCGTAATCGTAATCTCCGGCGGTCAGCGTCAGTGTCCCCTCGATGAACTCGAGGATGCTCGTCACTGGCCAGTGCGACGGAAACAGTGGCTGCGCAGAACCGGGACAGAGTCGGAAACTGTCGATCACCGTGGCTTGTGACAGCGCTCGTCCGCAGTAGGAGGCAGCCACTTCCGACTGCTCGCTGATATAACGCGAGAGGATATTGTCGCTGTTGTTGTCCTCGATGTTCAGCTCTTCCTTGACCGTCTCGAGTACGGTGAGGTCGTTCGTGACCGGCGGGGCAACGAACGTCGTCTTGTACGGATCAGCCATGCGAGGAGGTCTCGGCCTCGAACTGTTCGAACAGGATGCGCAGATCGAGCACCGGCCCGTCAGCGCCGCTCGCCATGACCGGGACGGCCAGATAGTGCTCGCGATCCACCCGCCACGAGATGACGCTATCGCCCGGCTCGCCCTTCTCGCCGCGCTCGCCACGATGGCCGGTTTTGCCGCTCGGCCCGATCTGCCAGCCCGGTCCAGGGCAGGGGCCGGGGTTGTCTTTCATGGCAACGAACCAGCTCGCATTCAGCGTCACAACGTCGAGGTGCGCATAGGTCTTCGCCGGATCGTACGTCTTGCAGATATTCAGGCTGCGGCCGGGCACACCGGGCGCACCAGCTCGCGCCAAGCAGACCCAATCGGCACTGTCGAGGCCGCGCGCGGTATCGCAGCGCGCTTGGTAGGTGCCGGACTCGTGCACCACGACATCGCCCTGGTAGTGCACGACGTCGGCCTGCCACGCCTTGGCCACCGGCAATTTCCCGGGCGGGCCTTCGGCACCGCGCTCGCCAGGGGCACCGGGCGCACCGGGGGCACCGGGATCGCCAGCATCACCTTTGGCGCCAGGAGTGCCTGGATCACCTTTGGTGCCAATTCCTGGCTCGCCGGGCGCGCCTGTATCGCCTTTCGCGCCGGCTGGTCCCATCGGTCCAGGCGGGCCGGCGACGCTCTCTCCGGCCGGCCCTGCAGGGCCTGGAGGCCCTTGTGGCCCGATGTCGCCAGGGGCACCCCGATCGCCTGTATCGCCCTTGGCACCGGGTGCGCCGTCGGCGCCGGCCGGGCCCGTGATGCTCTCGCCTGCTGGTCCCATCGGCCCCACGTCGCCCTTGTCGCCCTTGTCGCCCTTGGCTCCAGCGGCGCCATCTGCGCCTGGGTCGCCCTTTGCGCCGGGTGCGCCATCGGCGCCCCGCTCGCCGGGTGCACCGGTTGCTCCCGGCGCTCCATCTGCGCCCGGCAGCCCGGGCTCGCCATCGCGCACCTCGGCCAGCCGATCGCGTATCGAGCGTTCGAGCCGCTCGAGCCGCAGTTCGCGCTCGGCGTCGCGCCGCTCGAGGTCGGCTAGCGCGGCGGCGAGCCGCAGTGTGCTCTCGCGCTCGATCCGGGCGGCGACCGCGCCCAGCTCCTCGGCGAGAACGTCATACGGCGACGAGGTGGCGGCCATGAGATGCGCGGAATCCGCGCCGGAGTTGCTCAGTGTCATAGGCGCGCCCTCGCTGCTGGTCGTCCTGCTTGGCGGGCTTTCCGTCGGCCGGCGCAGGTGGTGCAGGCGGTGCTGCTGGCTGCGGCTGCGGCTGCTGCTGATCGTGCCAGTCGAGGGGCACATCCTGTTGCTGCACGCGGATATCGTCGCCGCCCGAAACGCGGCTCAAGCCCTCGGTGGCGCGCGCCTCGTTGATGGTGCGGATGCCGCCTGAGATACTCTTCGACAACGCCTCCATGCGGTCTTTTTCGGCCGAGCGCAGCAGCGCCGCAGTGTCGAATTCGATGTACTCGTCGGGCACACCGCGTAGCCCGAACAGCGCACCGAAAGCTTCCTCGATGTGCGCGATGCAGAACCCAAGCCCCGACGCCAACCAGAATTGCATCAGCGCCTCGGTCGAGGCGAACGGGGTTTCGCCGATGCCCAGGATCTGCAGCGGGATGCGATAGACCAGCGCGATATGGCTCTCGGTGAGTTTCATCACCTCGGCCAATTCAGCGTCCTTGGCCGAGCTGCCGAGCGGAAATGGTTTCAGGCCGGCCGTCATGATCGGCGTGCCGCCCTGGTTCAGTCCTTGCGACTGCTCGTTCCAGCGATCGCGCAGCCGCTCGGCTTCGTCCTTGGTGAGCTTCGCATCGGTGCTCAGGATGGCCGACGGCCGCGCTTGGTTCATGTAGAACGCGATCTGCTGCCGAGTGATCGCGCTGTTGGCCGCGACGTCGAGTGCTGCCGCCATCAGTGGCGACTCGCCCCGCAACTGGTTGCGCGTGGTGTGCAGGCGAATGTGCAGCACGTCGCGCGCCGGCACGATCAGACGCTCGCCCGCCAGCCTGCGGTCGATAATTTCGTTGCCGCCGAGATGATAGAACACCTCGCCGTTGACCGCGATCTGCGCCCCGCTTTCGCGCGGGCTCATCAGGTGCAGTTCGCTGATCTCAAAGCGGTCGTTGCGCAAGCCCAATGCGTAGGTGTTGCCGTCAAGATAAAGCGAGCGCGTGGCATTGAGCATGAAGTCCGAGATCGACTGGTACGAGTTCGGCCGGCGCAGCAGCCGTGACAGCGCCGAATTCGTCACCCGATCGCGCCCACCTTGATTGTTGGCGCGCCAGTGATCGCCCGTGCACATCGCCACCGTTTGCGAATAAGCCGCGATGCAGGCCTCGACCATGGCCGACTGGCTCGAGGCGGGGACCACATCGTAGCCCATCTGCCACCAATTCCAGTAACTGCCGACGTCCGCCGGCAGCCATCCGCCGCTGACCGGCAGATAGTACGCGCCGGCTGATGCCGTCTTGGTCAACCATGACGGCAACAGTCGCGTGAGAAGATTGGCCATCTATCATTTGTCCGGAGTGAAGCCGACGACTGCGAAGGACCAAGCTAAATCTCGCTCACTATGGATGACGTTGACGAAGCCGAGATCAGAGACAATCTTCGCCATCTGTGCGGGCCGCCACGAGTGTAGATGTTTCCTGTTGTTTTGGGGAAGCCAATATTCCATGTCCTCGCTAGGCAAATATAGAAACAGCACGCCGCCAGGTTTCAGCCGAGATTTCCAGTGCTCGAGCGCAGCAACTGGATTCTCCAGATGCTCGAGGCAGTGGCTGGAAAAGATATAGTCGACCACGTCGTCCGGCAGGTTCAGCGCGTGATGCCGATTGCCGTTGAGCACATCGATCGCGTACGCCCCGGGCAGCGCCGACACGGCTCCGCCGGCGCCGACATCAAACCCGGTGCCGCGGCAGAAATGCTTGGCCGCTTCCAAAATGAAGCGGTAGGCATGGCCGCGCTTGAGATAGTCTGGATACGCGACGCCCTTGTACTCGTAGAACATCACCTATCGTCGCCTGGATTCCAATGCTCCACCTTCGGGGCGTCGACCGGAGTCTCTCCTTCGCCACCGCCAGGAAGCTCGCTGTCGCCACCGGTTTGATAGTCGCGGATCGCATCCATTTCCGCCTGCGTCGGCGTCGGAACGGATGCGGCCTGATTAGCCATGGCCTCTGCGTTGCTGTCGACAGTCTCTTGCGACAGCGGTGGATAAGGCGGGTGCGATTCCGCTGTGCTCTGCCGCTCCATGGCCTTTTCGTTCTCGGGATAAAGATCGGCGGACTTCGTCGGCTCGACTGCGGGGGCCATCATCAGCTCCTTTGTTTGCTAAAAAAGCCGTGGCCCCGCGTAGTGGAAGCCACGGCAAGTAACCTGGGAAGAGAGGCCAAATACAAGTCTAATCCCAGGCGAAGGTCTCCGACCATGCGACCACACCGCTGCGCCTCATAGCCCAATTGACGTCAAGGAGCATGCGAATGCCGATGCAATCGGTCTGCCAGAGCGAACGCGTCGGTGCGGCAATCGTTGCCGGCGTGCCAGCGGTGCCGATCGCCAGCGGCGTGGTATCCTCCATATGAAGCACGGCCTGGTCCGAAACGGAAAAATTCGGAACGTCGCCGGTCGCAGTGATGAAGTCTGCAGCATCCATCGCGATCACGCGATCGAACGGAATGTTGGTCGACTGGATGATTGGCCAGCCAAACAACGTTCCAGCAGCGATCTCGCTCCGATACGGCGTGTCACCGGTCGTCGTGGTCTTGGTGACGATGTTGAGCGCACACGTCGGATTCATGATCCAGACCGGATTGCGGATATTGCCGTTGGTACCGGTGATCAGCGCGGTTGCCAGCACCTTGAAGTCGGCGATCATGCCGTCGATGGTGGTCAGGGTCGAATTGGCGCTTTCGGTTACACCGTTGCGCAATCCGGCCGGTCGCGTGGTGTCGGCCGCAGTCGCATCGAGCAGCACCGTATCGATCGCGACGCTGGTGTCCTCGACGATGGCTTGACGGATCAGAGCCTCGATCGCCGGAGTGCTATGCTCACTGATCTCTCTAGTGAAGGTCGAGATCACGCCCATTTTCTTTGGGGTCAACGGCACCGCGGTGAACGCTCCCTGGCGCACGGGGATCGGAGCACCCTGGGCCACGAACGCCCCAGCGATGGTCGGGGTGGCAGAACGCGTCGGCAGCGAGATCACGCCGTTGCGGCCGAACGTAAACGAGCCGCCTTTGGCAGCCAGTGCCGGGTAGACCGAGTTCGGGATCAGCGCTGCAAAGAACTCGCCGATCGAGGTCTGCACCAGCTGCGAGGCCCAGCCCGACGTCACCGTGTCGGCCGGGATCGTTGCGGTCTTGTTGACGACGTCAAACACGGCCTTGGTGATGTCGTCCTCACCATAGGTGTCCTTGAGGATCTCATACGAGGACCGTTTCGATTGATCCATGTGGGTCTTGAGCTTGACCACCAGCGACCGCCACACATAGTCGGCGGGCTGGATCTTCTGCGCCGGCACCGCGAACGGACGCGGCGATGACAGACCGGGCGTCATTCCGTTTTGCTGGTGCACGATGATGTTGTTGCCGGCCGCGGGCTGACTGGTTTGCGCCAGTCGCTGCTCGGCCTGCTGCAGGGTTGCGAGCGACTTCTCGGTGCGCTCGATCTTGCCGTTCAGCTCGGTGGTAATTGCGAGCTGATCATCGGTGACATTGGTGTCGTCGATGCCGGCGAGGTGCTCCTCGAGCTGATCACGTAGCGTGACGATATGGTTCTGCGCATCAGCGATGCGCTGAGTGATGGGAGACAACATTGTGATGGTTCCCGAACGGGAGGGGTTCAGGCGATCTCGCCGGTTGCTTTAGGCTGAGCGGGTCGTTCTGCCGTCCTCGGCAACGATTGTCCGCACGCACTCGACCTCATCCATCAATCGCCAAAGCTTGAGATAAAGGCGATTGAGCGGATGTTGCTTGTCCAAGTGCTGGAGCAAGACTTTTGCCCTACGGGCTTCTTCCGGAGACCACCGATCCGGCTCGAACAGTTTGGCGTACTCGCCAATGTGGTCATGCTGCACGTGCTTGTCCCTCATGCCGGGCTCGGCGAAGACAAGCTTGCGGGCATCCGAAGATAGATTGAGCGCCTTGGCCACCGCCAGCGCGTTGGGGTTGGCACCGACCGCGCACAGCGAGCATTCGACCAGCGCGTGCTTGGTGTAGGTGAAACCCTCGAATTCCTGGTCCGGGCCGCGGCGGATCTTGCGCTCGAGCGGCACGAAGCCGACGCTGACCGCCTTGAGCACGCCGGCCTCGGCGAAGCGGATCACCTCGTCGGCGCGCTCGGATGTGCCCTTGGGCGCCGGCACCAGCTCACCGAGCAATTGCTTCTGCTCGACCCGCACATCCTTCCACGTGCCCACCATGAAGTCCGAGCGGTGCCCGAACAGTGCGATCGGGTTCTTGTTGAAGTCGGCGAGTTCCCAGCCGTCGGCCTTGACGATGTCGCCATGCCGGTCCGGCGTCTCGTCGGACAGCACGAACGTCATGCCGTCGACTTTGCTGACGGCTTGCCGCTTGTAGACCACTGCCATTGAGGTCATGGGCTGGCTCCATATAGTCGGAAAATGCTAGAGTGAGAGAGGAGACTCTCCGGTGATCTCTCTCGCTATCCGGCGAGCCGGTCGGCAAAAGGTTTGAATAATGCAAGTGCAAACAGCTCTTATCACCATTAATGGCAAGTCCGTCCTTAAAGTTCTATTGATCCCAGAAGACGAGAACGATCTATCATTCCTGAATAAGGCCTGGGAGGAAGCCGTCGATCACGACGTCACGTATCAAAACGACATTGAGCGCTCTCCGGCGAGCCGGTAACCCTCGCCGCACGTCAGATTCGCGCCGACGGCGGCAAGCACCGAGTCCCAGTCGTCTGGCTTTGGCTGGCGATAAAGCCGCGCGGTGCCGTACCACTCGGCGACGCGATACCAGGGCCAGTAGGCAACGTGCGGCACGATGATGTGCAGTGATGGGTGGCCGATCGCGCCGGCCAGATGCGCCACCGCAGTGTCCACCGTCACGATATGGCGCATCGTCATCAACTGATCGGCAGTGTCGGCGAAGTCCCGATAGCTCACCGCGGTCACGCCGTGCTGCGGAGCATCCTCCAGCTCCTGCATCTGGATGCTCTGCAGCTCGTAGCCCGCACGCGTGAACGGCTCGAGCGCCGCCGTGAGATCGCCAAGATAGATCGAGCGAAATGTGTCGCGGGCATTCTCGCGGTTGCCCGACCAAGCAACGCCGATCACGTTGCGCTGTTCGCAGGGTGCGGTCGCCAGATAAGGTGCGGGCGGAATCTTGGGATGCAGCCGCTGCATCACCGGCATCAGATTGCACACTGGGCAGCGATAGGCGAACCGCCGGAAATCCTCCGCAACCTCCTAGAGCACCTCAACATCGAACTGCCGGCGAATAAGC